CTGACGAACCACCGCCACCTGACGAGCCACCGCCACCACCACCGCCTTTACCTTGTTTTTCTTTTTCTTCCTTTTCCTTTTTTTTCTGTTCAGCACGTTTTACTTCAATTTCACGGATCAACCGTGCCATTTCATTTTTATCAGCCAACGCCTTTTTTAAGCGTTCCTTTTCGACCCCCATTTCTTTAGCCTTTTTTTCAACTTCGGAATCATGTACATTTTTATCAGATGAATCAGGTCTTAAAAGCTGATTCATATCGTAGTAGTTAATCTGTTGTTTAGGCTCAATATTTCCAACATATTCAATCTTATAATAACAAGTTGGAACACAAATATATTTAGTAACGTTCAATTTTTTTAAAACACCGTTATGCCTAATAACCAATTCTTTTTTATCCCAAAGCTCGGTTCTTTGGTCGAAGCCATAAGCAGGATTTATAAAACCAGTAGCACTTTCACCGGGCTTTAAATCGGTTACTTCATCAGCATACGCTGCAACAGGCACAAAAAAAGCGACCACCGATAAAGCGACCGCCAAACTATTTTTTTTCATATCTACCCCTTAAACAAATAAATCAAAGAGACCACAGCAAAAAAACCAAGCAAAAAAGGGAAATCAACCAGCATCTGAAACCCCCATACCACTTACAAATTTCGCCACCAATCTAAACGCAAACATCAAAACAAAAATCATGACAAAAGACCCACCGATTAATGCTCCATCGGCAAATTGTCTAACCGCCGAACATTCAGGAAAAGAAAGCAATACTTTTTCGCCATTCAAAAACCATTCTTTCCCCACCTTTTCAGGAGCTATAATCTTTCCGTCTGCCGTTATAACGGGGGCTGTTTGAGACAATACATAGTCATTTGCAGTTTCGATATTGCCAAAGCACTGAAAACCCACGCGATAGCCCATACAGCCCCCAATCAATTAACGACCGCCAACGAATGACGCGACGAGACGGAACGCTTTCATCAATACATAGACGGCGAGCAACGCGACACCTACAGAGGTTACAACAGGAGCAACGGCATTTACCTGAGTTACAATCTGCGTACCGACATCGGCAATGCCGTCAGCAGCAGCAACAGCCGAACCAGTAGCCAACAGGGCAGCAACGCCCGCTTTTTTAAAATTTAAGATTTTCATAAAATTTCCTTTTTTTTAAAAAGTGAGTACCGTTTTCAAAGGGCAAACGGAAAGCCCTAAAAATCATGCTTTCGTAGCAGATGAATTCTGACCGACGACCTTCATAGAATAAACTTTCTGAAGCACCCGTTTACCTTTAATCTCAGGCATAAGTTCAATATCGACCTCCACAGGGAGCTTGCCACGCAAATGTTCCAATTCCGCTTTTTTGGCTTCATCGCCGTATTCACACTGGATCAAATCAAAACCAAATTCATTAGCCGAACTGTCAGAAATAGGGCGTTCAATAAAAACGCGCGTATAGTCAAAAATCACACCGTTATCCGTCTGACCTTTATTCCAAGTTACTTTTCTTAAAATTGCTTTCATTTCATTTCCTTAAGTTAAAATTCGGCGTATGGTGTTTACGCCACATATAGGCTAAATAATCGTCTTCCGACTCAAAATCACGCCCGAAATTTCCAAACTGTTCATTAATCTTACGTTTTTGACATTCATTCAAATACTCGTCATATGTTCTATGCTTGATAACACTTCGTTCACTGCCAAACGTCATATCCAATACTGAATAAACATCTCGCGGAACACGATTAAATTCATGAATATAAGTCAGACTTTCCGTTGCACAGTCAAACGCCGCAGGATTCAGACGGCGGGGCATTTTTTTTTTACCGTCTTTCAAAACTTCTACAATCGCTTCAGCGTCAAGCCCCATACGCTCAAGCAAATTAACCACGCCTGAAACCTGAATAGCCCCATACTTAACGCAATGTTCTGCCGATACGTCTTGCTGCTTTTTTACCCGCTCAACTTTAGCGGGAGCTTCCTGATAATCTGAAAAAAGTCTTTCAAAGACGGGAAATGCACCAGTCAAATACTGACCGGCGTCTATCAGGATTTCATGTGGAATCACAATGTCCCGATTATGAAGTTCAAGCTCAACACGAACCCAAAGGCTTTCAGAATCGCCAAGCTGTTTACCTTTTTCATAAACACGCACAAACCGACTGGAATTTTTACGGCTGCCGATATACAGAGTCTTGCCCGTGCCAAGATAATGAAGCCAGTCCCCGCCGACACATTCTGCAATAGGTTTTGTATGCCTTGATGTATACCCGCCGTTTTCCCAGTCTTTAAGAGCCATTTCGGGGTTATACTGACCTTCCAAAAAATCATGCGCCAAATCAACGCGGGTTATTTTTGCGGTAGGAGCATCGTTTTTAATAAATTCATAAAGGCGCGTTTCCCAACCATCGAAAGCAGCCGTCAAACCTACACCCGTCAAGTTAAAGCAAACCGTTTCATTTTGACGTTTACCACCGAGCGCAAAAAAGCCGTAGTTCTCAATATCCGTTCCCATGTGATAGGACGTCTTATAGCCATTACGACCGCCCGAATTCTGTTTCAGAAAACCAAAACCGAAAATTTCTTGAACAACAGCCGAAGCATTGGCAGCTACTTCTTCTTCCGTTCCGAGTTGATCAGGACGTACAAAAACGCTTTCAGGCATGACAACTGTCAAAGTGTCAATAAATGCAGCAGTTGATTTACCGCGTTTCAAAAGGACTTCTTTCAGTTGCCCTTTAACAACCACGAAATGTTCAAATGCTTCGCTTTTCGGCAGTCCCCCCGTGTTACTAGTGGGGGGATGTTTTAAGGCTTGATTGACCGTTTCCATAATTTTATAAACTTATAAAACTTTTGCACAATTATAATAACATAATTTTATAAAAACAATCCC